GCCACCGGATGGCATGAAGTGCTCATATAAAGAAGGACTTGAAGCAGTTGACTATATTGTTTTAGTCCTTAGACAGAATGCTTATAGTGTGGATGCAATAGCAAAGATTTTTAGAGAAATTACACCACATAACTACAAATATGATTTGATTAAAGAGAGATTAGAAAAGAGAGGTATCGAGTTATGAAACAGACAGAGATTCAAGCAAAATATTTCACACGTTGGCACTATGATTCTATTGAGTCCACTTCAAGCAAGTCAGAATATATCGCTCGTGTTGGCAAACTTGCCAACGTTGCAAACAAGCGTGCCAAAACTTTAACAACTGCAATATCAAAAGGCAGAATCACAGAGGATAGAACAGCACTTTTCAGATATCAAGACGCGGTTGACTACTTTAACAAGCACGTTTCTTATAACGCTTCTTATGTATCAACTGGAAAGGCAGTTTATAAAGATTTTTCAATCCGTGAATTGAGAGCACTTGAAAACAAGCTTCTTCACTATCTCGAAGCAAAAGCTTCAACTGCAAGGGGTAGTATTGAAGTAGAAAATAAAAGAGTAGCAACGTTTAAAGAACGTTACGGGGTTGATATATCTACCCTTAGCAAAAGTGTTCGTGATAAGCTTTTCAATACCTTGCACTATTTGGCAAATAAAAAATATGCAAAGCTTTCAAGTGATCAAATTGTTACACTGTTAACAGAGGCAATAAATACAAACAATAGAGAGGGCTTGCAAGAACTTTTTAAGGCATCTGAAGAATTATACCCAAATTTAAAAGATCAGGCAGAGTTTAGAGTTGCGATTATACAAAATAGTTCGCTATCATGGAAAGATAAAGCACGAGAATTTAAAGCTGCAAACAAACTATACAAGAGCAAACGAGCGAAGCCAAAACCAAAAGCTATAAAACAGGAGTTATAATTATGATAGTTCAATGTTTAAATAGATCAAATCAATATGATGATATAGAAGTGAAGTCAGTGACGGACTATGTACCGTCACATGGCTTTTCTCTGCACAAGCCTTTAGGCAAAAAGAAAGATAGTCCGTATTATATTGATCAATTTGGAACTTTTGACATTGAAACAACTTCACGTACTCGAATTGAGAAAGATGACCGGGGCGAAGAAGTGACAAAGCCTATTGATGCTTTTATGTATGTTTGGTCTGCTTGCATTGATGGGGAAGAAGTGCAGGGTAGATACTGGAAAGATTTTATCTCTTTATTAGATAAAATTCAAGCCTACTACAAAACTAGCGAGTCGCGATATTTTGTGATTTACGTTCATAATCTTCCTTTTGAATTTTCTTTTATGATTGGCTATTTAAACGACTATAGCGAAGTGTTTGCCACTGGTAAACGTAAACCGCTTGTATGGCGATTAAAGAAAAGAGGTATTGAGCTGAGGTGTAGTTATAAGCTAACTAATATGTCGCTTGATAACTTCACTAAGAAAATGGCAGGTTGTACGCATATAAAAGCAAAAGGCGATTTGGACTACTCACTTATCAGGCACAATGAAAGTTATATCAATCCTACTGAGTGGGGCTATATCATCAATGATACTTTAGGGTTGTGGGAAGCAATCACCTACATGCTTACAAAAGATAAAGATACTATTGCAACTGTGCCGCTGACAAGTACCTCTTATGTGCGCCGTGACATGAAAAGAGCTATACGAAAAGGAACTACAACTCGAATGCTAAAGAAAAAGCTTGCATTAAACGACAAAACATACAAGCTTTTAAAAGAGGCTTTTCGTGGCGGTGATACTCACGCAAACATGATAAAGTGTGCAAAAATATATCATGACGTTTATAGTTTTGATGCATCGAGCATGTATCCGGCTATGCTTCTTTTGATGCAGTTTCCAGTGACGGCATTTGAAAAAATGCCAGTAACATCAAAATGTTTAAAGTATATAAAAAGTAAAAATCTTGCATGGATAGCACAAATAAAGCTTACAAATGTAAGACTTAAAGAAGATCAATACAATCCGTATCTATCTATAAGCAAATGCCGTAACTTGCAAGGGGTCGACCCCGACAATGGTAGAGTATGGAAAGCAGCAGAGCTTGAAACAACCGTGACGGATATAGACTATTCTATTATTGATGAATGCTATGATTTTGACACAATTGAAATTATAGAAGATACACTCTATACCGCACGTTATGGATATATTCCAGATGATGTAAGAAGTGTTATAATGGAATACTTTACCGCAAAAACAAAACTAAAAATAGCGGTAAAGCATACCGCCCCGAATAGTAAAGAGAGGGAAGAAGCAGAATATGACTTAATGAAAGCCAAAAATAAATTAAACGGTATTTATGGCATGGCGGCAACCGATCCTGTTCATCCTGTTATGATATATCTTGAAAACGAGTGGCAAGAATTTTCATATTCAAGGTATGAAAATGACATTGTATATAAAGAAAAAGTTGATGCAAGCGGCTTTAAAATTCCAGATGAAAAATCAATAACAGAGCAAAGCGAGAAAAGCGTATTGCCGTATGTGTGGGGGGTATATACAACAGCACACGCAAGAAAGCATTTGCGTAGGATTTTAGCATGTGCGGAAAGTTCATATATTTATTGTGACACAGATAGTTGTAAAGCAACTAACTTTAATTTTGACAAATTGACAGAATTAAATAATTGGATATATGAGCTATGCGAAAAAACTAATACTTTTGTTGACATTGACGGTAAAAAATATTATATCGGATATTTTGACTGTGAAAGCGATATAAAGTCTGAAAAAAGGTATGAACCAGAATACAAAGATTTTAAAACGCTAGGGGCAAAGAAGTATTGTTTTAATGCGTACAAAGAAACAAAAGATAAAACATACTTTGGCTGTACAATATCTGGAGTCAAAAAGTCAAGAGGTGTTGAAGTAATCAAAAACCTTGATAACTTTAGAGCGGGGTTCAAAATAAAGAACAGTGGCGGTTTCCAAATCTGGTATAATGATATTGATACCGTCACAAAAACAAAAGTTGTTGATTATCAAGGCAAAGAGGCAATAACTGAATATACAGGCTATAGTTGCATGATAGCACGTGATTATGAAATAGGATTATCAGATGACCAAATTAAAAATTATACTATTATTGATGAAATAGCAGAATAAATAACGTTTTATTTGTAAAACTTTATTAAATACGCTATTATATACTTGTAAGGAAACTTACATAAATAAAGAAAGATGAGGATAACGAAAATGAAGATTGAAAGACAGTCAAGAGATTTAGAGAAGAAAGAACTTTTTAAGCTTGCAAATGATAATCACTTGTTGATGAAGAATTTGCCAGATGACTCTATTATCAATGTCACAGATTATGTGAGATATACAACTGATGACGGCAAGGAAGTAGCAGTTTTTTATCACACCAACACAGAAACGGGTGAAGTAGTAACACTTGCTACATCAAGCCCAACTGTGATCAAGACCGCGGAGAGTGCGTTTGATTTTATGGAGAGTTACAATCTACAGTTTAAGCTGACACGTTCGCAGAGTAAGGCAGGCAGAACTTACATGAATTTTGAGCTTATTTAAGGCAGGAAGGGAAGTCAAACGGCTTCCCTCTTTTAAGTTAAAGAGGTGATAAGATGAGTTTATATAAAGAAAACGGGTATTTGAATTACAACTATATTTGTGATGTTGGGCAACGCTACATTGACATAATAGGTGGCAGAGGAATCGGAAAATCTCACCTAATATGCGATATCTGGAATGACGGTCATTATCCTATTTTATACGTTCGTAGAACAAACGTTGCACTCGAAAATAGCTTTTCTACAATAGGTGATTTTGTAAAAACAGACTGGTTTGGAAAAGATATTAGACTGAAATACAATGACAAAAAAGGCTATGGAAAAGCCTACTTGACAGACGAGGACTTGCAAAACGATAAACCTTTTATAGTAGGTGTTTCGCTGTCTACTTTCCAAAACAAAACTGGTATAGATTTTACACGCTTTTATGATGTAATTTTTGATGAGTTTATCCCCCAAAAAGGTGACAGACCTATAAAAAATGAATTTCAAGCTTATAAAAATATCATGGAAGTGCTTTTCAGAAACCGCCCTGAGTCAGAAACGGAAAAAATTAGAACATGGTTCTTTGGGAACTCTAACGCGATTATGTCTAATATTTTAATCGGATACCGACTTATTCCCGACTGTTACAAAGCGGTGAAAGAAAGAACAGAGATTACACAAGTAGATAGGTGCGAAACAACACTTATACTTCCTTTTAAGTCGCCTATTTCAGAGAAAAAGAGACAAAACGCTTTTTATAGAAATCTGCCTAAAGGCAGAGCGAAAATGGAACTTGATAACGAATTTATGGATTTGGAAGATGACAGAATACGTCACCAAAACTTAAAAGAGTATACGCACGACATGAAAACACCTCTGTTTTCTGTGTGGCTTCACAAGTCGGACTTTAAGTTTTACATAACCAAACCAATGAAAGCGCATTGCGAAGATGTTTTTGATGCTTCACCATCGTCATTAGAGAGGTGGCAAACCAGTAGTAAAAAGTATCTAAAACCAATGTTTATAAGTGGTGACATAACATTTTCAGACTATGAAACACAGTGCGATTTTTTAGCATCTTTTGATTGCGTATCATGGTATGATATTTTGTAAAGTTGTAATTGACAAACAATAATATAAATGGTATATAATAAATAAAGGCGGTTGCACTATCCAAACACTAGCCAGTGTGTGCATGTTGGGGACAACAAACAAACCGCCTGTTATTGCTGTATAGTGTAACGGTAGCACATGTGACTCTGAATCACAAGGTAACAGTTCGATTCTGTTTACAGCTGTCAACAAATAAAGAAAGAAGGTTAAAATATGAAAATTGATGAAATTTTA